AGCAGGAGCCGATGCAGCTGTGAAGTCCATGACGGGTTATCTGACTCAGTTGGTTGACCTCTACAATGCCAACGACACTGGCGTTACATGGCTCAACAAGGGAACTGCCTACGCTTCCATCGATGCTACCAACGTACTGGCAGCTGTTGATGCAGCCGTTGACCAAGTGGCAGCCGTCTACAAGCGTAAGACGATGTTCGTCCATGCAGATCCTGAGTTGATTACGATGTACCAGCGTGCCTATCGTGAGAAGTACAAGTTCACCAAGAACGAGGACGGCGAAGTCACGAAGATTGACTTCTCTAAGTTCAGCTTCGCTCCGATGGAGGGTATGCGTGGCACCAAGTGTTTCTTCATCACCCCGAAGGAGAACTTCAAACATCTCTTGTCAAAGGACCCGAATCAGACGACCATCCGCTTCCAGGAGCAGGACTACATCGTGAAGATCTTCGCCGAGTGGTGGGAAGGTACGGGCTTCTGGCTCAAAGAGGCCATCTTTGCCCACATCGACCCGACCTATGCAAGTGCGCACGCCGCAAATCAGGGCGGCGCAAATCAGAACGGCGCAAATCAGAACGGCGCACCTCAGGGCGACGGCATCTAAACTCATACAGTCTTATAGGGCTGCATAACACCGGCCCTGTAAGATTTCTTTTATCAAAAAAGTAAAACATTAAAAAAGAAATACTATGCCAGCAGAATATGCTTTTGTGTCTGTTCCCAAACAGTCCAATAACCAGGGACTTGCAAACGGAAAGAAGAACATTATTGTAGTGTTCGATTTTGACAAGACAACGACCTACACCCGCGACGAGAAGGGTGTACAGGTGACTGCACTCGCATTCCAGCAGGACTATAAGCCCATCGGCATCTTTGTCGACGAGGGTTCCATTGATGCCGGTGATGCTGTCGGTGGTGAGAACTACGGACGTGGCTTCAACCACAATTTCAAGTTCAATCACCCCGGCGACGACCTTGCTTTTGCTGAGTTCAAGGCAAACAACATCAACGCCTCGCTGGGTGTCATCTATGTGCCCTGCGATTCTTCCAAGCCCTGCAAGATCTACGGTACACCCTGTCAGCCGTTGAAGATGACCAAGGCTGATGAGGTTGACACCAACGAGAACAACCGTCAGGAAGTGGAGTTGGCAACTGATAGCCTCACATGGCCAGTCGGCAGAATTGCCAAGAATCTGATTCCAGTGACCGACAATGCGGAAATCAACGCATTCCTCGGATTGTCTACTGGTGGCGTATAACAGAATTTTCATACTCTATTTTTTTTAGTTTAGTTTATAAATTCTTCTTTTTCGTTTCGGGAGTCTGCAGCAATGCGGACTCCTTTTATTGTGTCCTTTTACGATTTCATTTTAACATTTATATTTGCATTGCGTTAAGTGAGAGATGCCCAGGAATTGGCGCTTGGCCGTCGGAAGCCTTCCACCAGCGGGGCGGCATACTAGCAGTGCCGCCCCCACTTTCGAGACAAACCACATAAAATCTATATATATATGAGTAAGGAATCAAAAGAGAAACCCAAGCAGGAACAGCCCGAAGCTGCAGAGATGGAGCCGGTAGACCTGGAAGTATTGGAAGATGACCCGACAATGGTCGTACTTACTATTCTTGTTGTCTGCACCGAACCGACGGGAGAACTGTTGCGCTATACGCTCCGTTCACTCGCTAACATCCGGGGGGTGGAAGCACTCGTGAAGGTGACAGGCACAAACAAACCCACATGGCTGCCACATGAGGACTTCATCAGCGTGGAAGGAAAGACCGAGAAAGAAATCATCTGTGAAGCCCTGACGGACATTCCCAGTGAGCGTGTCATCATCATGACCGACCACATGATGATTGCTACACCCGTCACGCTGGCAGATATCGCCATCAACAAGGCACTGCCCGAACCGCCTAACAAGGTTGTCATCGACGTACTGGCTGACATGTACGGCTATCGGAGTCGTGTTGAGAACTACGACACCCACACCCCACTCTACGCCTTCACCAGTGAAGTGAGCAAGGTGTTGTCGTCCCACTTCCCGGCAGTGGTTGACTTCCGGCAGATCTATTGCAATCTGATATACCAGGATGTCCGTCCGATGCTGCTCAACTGGCAGAACGATCCATGGGTACTGCCTATCGTATCAAGCAGACCTTCCCCATCTGTCGCTATCAACTATGCCAGTAAGAAAAAGTTCATCTGGGTGAAGGAGTGTAACGAATTTATTTGCAAGGAAATTCTCGGGAAACTATTCCCCGAAGCAACAGAAGCAGAAGATGAAGCTCAGTAATAGGCTGAGGGTTAACTCACCTGTAAACCATAGTAACAACAATCGCTGCCCCGACGCGGAGGGTACGAGCCAACCTCTGCGGGCAGAACGGAGGCTGAGGGGGGAATTTCCTTTCTTGGCCTCTCCCGATTGTCCCATGGAACTGAAGGCACTGGTCACCGACCGCATCACAGCCTACCACGAATATGCAGAGGCATACAAGCAGTTGCAGACAGCATCCACGCCGGAGGAATATACCGACGTGGCGCGTCGGGTGGTGAATGCGTACATTGAGAACCGCCGTGTGTGGGATGAGCTGAACTATTACCAGCAGCACCGTCGGATTCTCGGTCATCATCCCATCTTCCGGCAGTTCTCCAATCTGAAGTTGTTGCGGTCGATGAACGTCAAAGACCTCATTCGTCGGGAGGAGCGTGTCAGGAAGAACATCTGGAGGGTGCAGCATGAGATTAGAAAGGGTGACAAACCGGCATTAGAGATCGCCAGGAAAGAAAAGATCCGTGGCTATCAGGCTGAGTTGGCAGAGATAAGACGATTGTTGGGAGAAGATGCCGAGTGACTACTTCGACCTGTCGGAGCTGGAGGCTGAGCGGTTGAAGAGTCGCCGCTTCCTGGATGCCTTCGATATAGAGATGATGTTTAAAGTTGACTCCCTGCGACAGATTACGGGTAAGTTGCCGCAACCCGGGGAGATATTCTTCGTTGAGACGAGCAAGAGCTTCACGGCATTCACCTTCATTGTTCACGTCCTGAAAGCAGTCGGACATATCCATCATGTCTACATTGCCACCTACTCCACCAATGAGCGAGTCATCAATGCCCTGCTCCGTTACCTCGACAAAGGCAGGATCGGGAGCATTCATCTGCATATCAGTGAGACATTGCGCTACCGTATGCCCCACGTCTATAACAGACTGGTGTCGCTCATGGAGGATGGTACGATAGAACTTTCATTCGCATGGACGCATAAGAAGATAACTTGCATGGACACTCCGGCGGGTGCTTTCGTGGTGGAGGGTTCCGGCAACTATGGTGAGAACGCCTTAGAAGAACAGTATATTTTTCTCAATTCAAAGAAAGTGTATGAATTTCGATGTGGCAAGATTCCGGCAAGAGAACCCCAAGATTAATGCGGTGCCTGAGTGGTTCGACAAGATTGACGTTGACGAGTACGAGCGGTTGGCTGGCATCGGCTTTACCCCGAAGCAGATAGCCCTGTTCTATAAGATTCCCTTCGGGGAGTTCAAGACGTGGTTCTTCCTTCCCTTCTCTCCGTTGGCTTACCACTACAAGCGCGGACAACTCAAGCAGTCGGCGAAGGAGGGTATGACCATGGCCGCCGATGCAGCCAGTGGGCAGAATACCACCCAGGCATTGCGGTGGGACCGGACACGCAAGAGCCGTTCCCTGGCAACCAACATCGAAGAGATTTGTTTTCCGGAAATGAGTATGGAGGTATGACACAATTCAATGAATCACGATTCGACCGACTTCAGGATTACGCCCAAGAGGGATTCAAGGGTGAGCTGAACGAGGAAGAACAGAACTACTACAATGCCCTGCTCGCTCAGTTGGGTGTGTATCGCAAGTACGGTCGGTCGGCAGCTATCCACTTCCTGATGGCGCAGCCGTTCAACTGCTCCCGTCGCACCGCCACGCGGATGATGGACGAGGCGGTGAACCTCTTCTATGCGGATGATAACGTCACCCGTCAGGCGTGGCGCAATCTGATGTTTGAAGAGATGCGTAATGCGGCGTTAGCCATCCTGAAGACCGAGGGTATCACACCCGACGACATGGAGACCTACCGCCGGATGATGGAGTCTGCGTATAAGTTCAAGCAGCTTGACATGCCCGATCCCGAAGAGCCGGATAAAACAGGCCGACACAAAGAGATCAATGTGTACGAATTGACGGGTAAACACTTAGGACTGCCCAACATCGACCGAAACAAGGTGGCAGATCTCATCGACAACCTGAACGTCGGCGAAGAACAGAAGGAACGGCTCAAGCGTGATGCGGGAGTCAACCCTGTGGATATTAAAGAAGTGTTGGAAGATACGATGAATATCACGGAAGATGAGTAGCAGACGGTCGAAGATAAAGAAAGATCCTGAGCTGGTGGACCTTCGGTTCATGAACTGGACCACTCAGCTACTGAACCTCTGTATGCCGTGGGCGTGCTGGTGGTTTGCCGGGCGTGCCTCTGCTAAGACTACCCAGCTGCTGGCTGAGCGGTTGAAACAGGCGGTTGCAGAATGTCCCGGTGCTCCCTTTGCCTGGATCGCAGACACATACAGCAACTTACACCAGAACGTGATCCCCTCCCTGCTCGAAGGTCTGCGATTCTTAGGACTTGAACAGGGAAGGGATTTTGTTATTGACATCCGACCGCCGGAGAACTGGAGGCGGCAGATGTATAATGTGGTCAGCTCGTTCAAGCACACCATGACTTTCTATAATGGCACCACCGTCACGTTCTTCTCCCTCGACCGCCCGTCCATCGGTGCCGGTCGTTCTTTCGTTGCCATCTTTGGGGATGAGATTAAATATTGGAAAGAGGAACAGTTTACGAACATCCTGAAGACGGTGCGCGGATATTATGCAAAGTACGGTAACAATCCGTGGTATCGCTCCCGCACGTTCACTACCGACATCCCCAACCCTAACCACATCGGGGAATACGACTGGTGCTTTAAGATTATTAAGTCGATGGATATTGAGCGGGTGAAGCTGCTCATCAAGGTAAGTCTGATATACAACGATACCAAACGGCAATATGCCGTTGCCCTTCAGCAGCTGCAAGAGGAGGACAACGCCCGCAACCGCACCGCCCTGCAGCGTACCCGTGCGCTGATGGAGCGTTGGCAGCAGCGTTGGATCAAGGCACGCAACCGCGTAACCATGGTGATGGTGAGCTCAACTTTTGTCAATATAGACGTGTTAGGTACGGAGTTCTTCGAGGATGAGATGAAAGAGGGACTGGAAGGTTTCGAAACGAACATCCTGAGCATTCGTCCTAAGTTGTCTGCGAATCAGAAGTTCTACCCTACCTTGACTGCCGACAACTTCTTTGCCGACGGGTATAACAATGATGTCCTGGACCAGTTCGACTACGGATGGCAGCAGGACTGCACCGTCTTACGTTACATCGACCGCAACCGCTACTTAGAGGCTGGCATGGATGCTGGCAACATGCTGAGTATGGTGTTCGGACAGCGTGAACTGGGCACACGTCAGTATCGAATCCTGAAAGAACTCTACACCATCAGTCCACAGACGGAGCGCGACCTTGCAGACAAGTTCCTGGTATACTTCAAACCGATGCGTGTAAAGGTGCTGCATCTCTACTATGACCGTGCCATGAACAACTACCAGAAGCAGCGTGCCGACATGGCAACAAAGATAAAGGCTGCCATCGAGCGCGACAATATGGGCCAACCCACCGGATGGCGCGTCATCCTGAAGAGTCGCGGACAGGGCGACATCTATTCCGACGTGGAGTACCGCTTCATGATGGCACTGTTAGCCGGACAACTCAAAGACCGTCTATTCACTTTGTTAATAGACCGGCATAACTGCGAGAACACAAAGGCTGAAATGGAGAACTGCCCGACCAAGGTATCAAAGGACAAGTTCAACCGTGACATCATCCGCAAGGAGAAGAAGGGCGACAAGCTATCCTTCGACCGTCTGCCCAAGGAGTCATCCAACCTCACCGATGCCGTTAAGTATCT